AATAAATCAAGGGCCTTAGGGCCCTTTTTTTATGACCGAAACTTATGAGTTATTCAAAGGAAGTTATAGAACATTATGAAAGACCACGTAACGTTGGTTCTCTGGATAGTAGCGATGCTAGTGTTGGTACTGGTCTTGTTGGTGCTCCAGAGTGCGGTGACGTAATGAAGTTACAAATAAAAGTAGATGAAGAATCTAAAAAGATAGTAGATTGTAAATTTAAAACTTTTGGTTGTGGCTCTGCAATAGCAAGTTCATCTTTAGCCAGTGAATGGATAATGAATAAGACTGTAGACGAAGCAGGAAAAATACAAAACACTGACATAGTAGAAGAACTAAGTTTACCTCCAGTAAAAATACATTGTTCAGTTTTAGCTGAAGATGCTATTAAATCAGCAATACAAGATTATAAATCTAAAAATTAAACCGAGTTTTAATTTACTTTAAGCATTACTTAAATATTTGTATACTCAAGTAATAAAGGAGACAAATATGTATGTAACAGAAGCAATGATACAAAGCATGGAAGACATGCAAAGTAATGCAAGTGAAATGGAATCGCATATCAAAGGTATGATGGAAACTGAAGCAAGAATGCACGGCTTAGAATTAGATAGCAGACACAATGCTAGAGATATGTGGGGACAATTAAGTGCTCATATGGCTAGTATGGCTCCTGCTGAAGAAGCCCCTGCAATGGAAGCACCTGCAGAAGAAGCACCAGCAATGGAAGCACCTGCAGAAGAAGCACCAGCAATGGAAGCACCTGCTGAACTACAAGATAGTGCAACAAGAGGTGATATTGTTGAAGAAGCACCTGCAATGGACGAACTAGATGCAGTTGAAGAAAGTATGGAAGAAGTAGAGCATACGCATGAAGATGGCACAACACATGCACACGAAGGTGGCGGCGAAGAACATAGTCACGAAGATGAAGCACCAGCTAATTCAGATACTCAAAACATATAAACTTAAATTGAATTAGGAGATTTTTTTCTCCTAATTCTTTCTTCATTAAATACATACTTAATAGATAAGGATAAATATTAGTATGAGCTTTTTGAATGGATTTTTAGATAACGTGTTTTCTGGGGCATTAAACCCCAAAGGAAACCTCGCAGACTGGCAACATGGTGCTAGATTATACGTTGACGATAGTCATAGATTATCACCAAAAGTAAAATTTCTTTACCATGTATCGTTTAATATAAACAGTCAAGCGTCTTCTATAATTCCACAATTAACATCAAAACATAATAACGAATTAAACATGCTAGTAAAAAGTGTACAGTTACCAGCATATAATGTTCAAACAGATGTAAAACATCAATACAATAGAAAACGTGTAGTACAAAAAAGAATTGATTACCAACCTCTTAATATTACATTTCACGATGATTCGTTTGGTGTAACAACTGCTATGTGGGAAGCATATTACAGATATTACTTCAGAGACGGTAATTATGCCGCAGTACAACCAGACGGTTCACCAGATCCAACTAAAAAACAATTCAAAGCACCAACTCAATTTAATAGAGGAACAGCATTTGCAGAAAAACAATACAGATATGGTTTTGATAACGATAGCCTTGAACCATTCTTTAATAGTATTACCATTTATCAAATGTCAAGAAAGAAATATACAGCATTTACATTAGTAAATCCAATAATATCTCAATGGCAACATGACACTATGGATAACTCAGCAAGTGATCCTGTATCAAACTCAATGACAGTAGATTACGAAACTGTACATTATAGTAGAGGTTCTATAGGAAAAGGTGGTCCAAAAGGATTTGCTCAAGAACATTACGACAAAACACCAAGTCCAAATTCATTATTAGGCGGAGGTGCTTCAAGTTTATTAGGAGTAGGCGGAGTACTTGCAGGAGGCTTTGGTGTTCTTGATGACATTACTGGCGGTAACGTAACTTTTGGTACTGTATTAAAAGCGGCGAATACTATAAGTAACGCAGGAAACTTATCTAAGTCTGGTGTCGGAGGAGAACTCCTTGGTGCAGGTATATCTGCAATAGGACAAACAACAGGCATAGATGTAAGTGGCGTTGCAAACACAGCATTTCCACAAGGTGGCGGCGGAGGTGGCGGAAGTTTCACTACAGTTGCGGCCGCGGCGGCTCTTGTAGGAGGAGCAAATTTTCTAAAAAATTCAGGAAGTAGTGGAGCAACAACTTCACAAACTTCAGCTAGTTCGAGTGCCAACTCAACAAGCTCAGATTACCCACCGGATGCAATATAATGGTTCAATTAAACTTACCCCCAAAAAAAGATTCAGATAGTTCAGATTCAGTAAAGAGATACTTTAACTCTTATTACGGATTTCAGTTAGAATTTCCAAGCAACGATGTTGATGCAGTTATTGGATTTTTAGAAAATAAAGGCTTTGATAAATCCGCGGCACAAGCAACTGGTTCAGTTTTACTTCAACAAGCAAAAATTGATGGTATTAAAGTATTTGAATTGTTAGATACATTAAAAACTTTAGATAAACTTCAGTTAAGTTATACAGTTGCACAAGTTTTAAACTTTAATAGGCAAAAAACAAGTACTCTTGGATTTAAAGTTACAGATACAAACATTCCATTAGAAGCTAGAAACATCATGGGGTAACACCATGGCAAAACAATTTGCACAAGGAAAGTACAGCTTAAAAAACCCGACAAAATATGTAGGAAGAAGAACACCAACTTATAGAAGTAGTTGGGAGTTTGCGTTTATGAAATTTTGTGATGAAAATCCTGCTATTCAAGCCTGGGCTAGTGAAGCTGTTAAAATACCTTTTAGAAACCCTTTTACTGGTAGACATACAATATATGTGCCGGACTTTTTTATACAATATAAAACTAGAAAAGGTAAAAACAAAGTTGAATTAATTGAAGTAAAACCTGACAATCAAACATTTAAAGAAAGTGCAACATCTAAGCATAACAAGGCTCATTGGGTTTTAAACCAAGCAAAATGGGAAGCCGCCGGCAAATATGCCAAGTCAAAAGGAATAGGTTTTAGAGTAATTACAGAAAAGGACATGTTCCATCAAGGCAGACGATAAATACACTAGCAATTATGTGAGTATATAATGACAAAAAAGTTAGAAGAAATCCTAGATTTGCCCGATTCAAAAGAGATAATCAAGCAAGACCGGGAAAAAGTAAATAAAGAAGTAATCCAACAGCAAAACGAAACGTTGCGTGATATAGCTGAAATGGATAAAATAGCCAGTGCGTTACCTGCTGTAAAAGGCTTAGGAGAAATGGCTGATAATGAGCTTAATGAAGTAGCTCAAAAAGCTATGGATGCATATGATGATTTAATGGATTTAGGAATGAACGTTGAATCTAGATACTCTGGCAGAGTATTTGAAGTAGCAGGCGGTATGCTTAAAACAGGGCTTGATGCTAAGGTTGCTAAACTTGATAAAAAGTTAAAGATGGTAGAGTTACAACTTAAGAAAGAAAAATTGGATAAAGATGGCAAAGTTGACGGAGAAAGTATAGTACAAGGCGAAGGATATATAGTCACAGACCGTAATAGTTTGCTTGAAAAACTTAAGAATCTAGATAAATAATTTATAAGGACGGAAACATGTTTGAAAAATACTTAAATGAAGCTAAAAAAATATACGAATTTAAAATCGGTGTTGCAGGTGATCTACCTGAAGGATTTGCTGATAGATTAGAAACAGCATTACAGAAGTTTAGTGTAGCATCAATTAGTGCAGGAAAGAAAACTCCTATACAAGAAAAGCCACTAGATTTTCCCCAACTTTCAAACTGTGAAGTTACATACTGGGACGTTGGACTTAACTACCCAACAACTCCACAGGTTTTAGAAGAACATATTCCAATGTGCTGTGAAACTGATAGAGCTATGGTTATTGTACGCACAGAAAACGATCCAAGAGTTGAATATCAAAATCAAAAAGAAGAAACTCCATATCAAAGCAAATTAGAAACTGCTGAGATGGGAGGATCAGATGATAAGGCTCAAGAGCAAGTTGGAAGTGCAAGAGTTATGGGCCTTTTAAAAGAGCTAGAAACAGCTAAAAAGGAAAAACAAAACGATCCGATCGCTGATGTTAAACCAGCACCAGAGAGTAAAGATATTAAAGAAAAGATTGGAACAACATCACCAGTAGGGAGTAAATAATTATGAATATGAAAGATATGATTCAGAAGATGACTAACATCGAATCTGAAGAGAAATCAAAAAAACAAGAATTAACCGAAGCGGCATCAATGAATATTTCAATGTCAGCAGATGATGCTGGTCAAGTTGGACAGCTTATGAGTATGATGCGTAACGCTGGAATGGATGCAAAACCAGTAGGCGGAGATATGCCAATGCCAATGAGACATGACATTGAAAAATTCCGTCAAGCAGTTGACAATCCAGATATTCCAGGAAAAGACGATGTTCCAGGAGACATGGATTTAAAAGCTGGCGTAATAGGAACACTAGGTGGCGGAATGGCAGGAGCAAAAGGTGCTGACATGCTAGACAAAGCAACTGGTGGAGTTGCAAGTGATATGGCCGCACAATCAGGTGGAGCATTAGGTAAAGCAATTGGTGCACTTGGAGGTCCAGCTGGAGCAATAGCAGGTGACGCCATAGGTAGAGTTGCTGGTAAAATGTTACCAAAAGCCGCAGGCGCAGTAGCAGGTGGAGCAGTAGGTGACAAAATTACTGGAGAAGCAGACGGCGACTACGCTAATTCCCCAGATGAACAATATCGTCCTTACAGCGATATGACTAAAGGTGGAACAGATCTTAATAAGTCTAAAAAAACTTATCCAAAGGTTGCTGGCGGAGACAATCCAATGGCGGCTAAAATCAAAGAAGAACTTGCTTCACTTTATAAAGAATACAAAGCGTAAGGAATTACACTATGAAGATGCGTGACTTACTCGAAAAGTTAGAAGAAATCAATAAACCAGTTAACGAAGCTCAAGTAAATATTAACATGACAGCTGACTCGTGTGACGAAGTTGGTGAGTTAATGAAGTTAATGACTAACGCTGGGTTAAAACCTAGTACAGTTTCTTCGGCACAAATGGACGATCCAAACATACCAGGAAAAGATGATGTTCCAGGAGATACTGATCTTCAAGCAGGAGCATTAAGTGGTGCAGTTGGAGGCGGATTAGGTAACGCAATTGGTGGTAACCTTGGCGGCGCAATTGGCGGAGCAGTCGGCGGCGGTGTTAAAGGAGCAATTGGTTCAACGCTTGGCGGATTGGTTGGAGGTCCAGTAGGGTCTGCAATCGGAGGAGCTATAGGCGGAGCTATGAACGACAGTCCAAACGACAATCCAGATATTCCAGGAAAAGACAATGTACCAGGTGACCAAGATCTTCAAAGTGGATTAGCTGGACAAGTTGCTGGTGCAGTTGGAGGAACAGCATTAGGAACAGCCGTTGGTGGACCACTAGGTGGTATTGCAGGTGGCATGATTGGCGGAGCACTTGGTAATAAAGTTACTGGCGACGGCATGATTTAATTTCATTTCGTTATTATTAGTAAAGGCGCTACGGCGCCTTTTTTTATGACTCTTTTTTCTAATCTAATAAATATAATATCAAGTAATAAACGAAGTGAAAGTGTTTAATGTCTAACAAAGTTTGGTACAAGTGGGACGAGATGCGTAGAGATGTCAATGCTTTATGTAGACACGTAACATTGGACAGTTTTGATCCTCAAGTAATTGTAGGATTATCAAGAGGAGGCTTGACACCAGGAGTAATGTTATCTCACTGGTTTAAAAAACCTTTTAAGCCAATTAAAACTGCCCTTAGAGATTTTCCTGAATGGGAAGATTACTTGCCTAAGAAAACTGACGAACGTGTATTAATTGTAGATGATATATGTGACTCAGGCGAAACATTCGAAAAAATAAAAGAACACATAGAGGGATCAACCGAACTGACAGTAGAGGTTAGGTTTGCATCACTTTGGTGGAATAATGAGTGCGGATTTAAGCCTCATTATTACGTACAGGAATGTGCAAAGGATACGGACGATATCTGGATACACTTTCCTTGGGAGCATTGGTGGAATGCTCCTGTTTAGCTCATACAACACTCGGAAGGAGACACAAAATGAGAAAACTATTATTAAGTTTAGTTGCAATGGTATTCGTTGCAACTTCAGTACAAGCAAAGGAAGTAACTTTGCTAATGGATTGGTTCCCCCAAGGTAACCAAAGTGTTTTCTGGCAGGCGATGCTAGATAACGACAATCATGATTTAAAAATTAATGTTAAGCCAGGAGGCCCTGGGGTTAACACAACTGCAATGACTGCCGCAGGTTCAGTGGAATTTGGTCTTCAAGCATCAGACTCAGTTATGTCAGCGAATGCTAAAGGTGCAGGTCTAGTAGCAATTTTTGCTAACTTAGATCACGTTCCTTATTCATTAGTATTTCATCCTGACCAAGGAATTAAAACTGTACAAGATTTAGACGGTAGACGTTTTGCAGTTAAAATGGGTGTAACATACTGGAAGTGGGTAAAGAAAGAGTACAATATAAGTGCTGATGAATTCCCATTAAAAGGCGACTTAGGTTTGTTTGCTAGAGAAAAAGAAATGTTCCAACAAGGATATTCACTTTTCCTTCCAGCTAGACTTGCCGCAAAAGGTGTAGAAACTGATCAAATTAAAATTGCTGATTTAGGTTATAGACCATATAGTGTACTTTTTACTACACAAAAAATGATTGACGAAAACCCAGAACTAGTACAAGAAGTTGTAGATAGACTTAGAGCGGCTTTTGCAAAATCATTAAATAATCCAAAACCTACTATGGATTTAATCTTATCTAAGAGTAAGAAAGTAGGACCTGAAATCCATATGAATGCTATTAATCTTATGAAGGCAGAATTTTTGCCCTCAGACTATAGTAAACTAGGTTGTATGGAATCAGCAAGATGGGAAGAACTAGCAGGGCAACTAAAAGATGTTGATATGGTGCCTGCAGACTTTGATGCTTCTTCGTCTTATAACTTATCGTTTTTAGGCAACTGCGAATAAGAGCTACTAATGATTGCAATTTCCAAAGTAAGTAAACACTTTGATGAAGTTCAAGCATTAGCAGAAGTAAATTTAGATATTGCCACAGGCGAGTTCATTAGTATAGTTGGACCTTCAGGCTGTGGCAAATCTACATTACTTAGAATTATTGCTGATCTAGTTTCAACAAATGGAAGTGTTACAAAACCAAATAAAGGTGCGTTTGTATTTCAAGATAGTGCATTACTACCTTGGCGAACAGTTCAAAAAAACGTAGAACTTTTAATGGAATTAGAAGGCGGCACATCTAATAAAAAAGTTAAAGCAAAAAAAGCATTAGAACAAGTTGGCCTAACAGGATTTGAAAAAAATTATCCTCATCAGTTAAGTGGCGGAATGAAGATGAGATTAAGCCTAGCAAGAAGTTTATTATTAGATCCAGAATACATATTGCTAGACGAACCATTAAGTGCAGTAGACGAACTAACTAGAGAAGTACTGCAAGAAGAATTATACGGAATGTGGGCTAGAGATAAGTTTACTGCTATACTTGTAACACACAACATAGCTGAAGCAGTTTATCTAAGTAATAGAGTTGTTATTATGTCACCACGTCCAGGTAAAATTACACATATTGTAGATGTTCCATTCAAAAAAAGAACACCAAATATTAGAACAAAACCACAGTTTAGTAAACTAGTAAATGAAATATCAGGAAAGTTAAGAACATGGAAATAAAAAAGATTGCACCTCCTGTATTGATACTTGCTTTGTTTCTAACAAGTTGGCATGTTGGAGCATTAGTATACGATATGGCATTTTTATTACCAACACCTTATGCTGTTGCACAAGTGTTTGTAAGTGATTTTAATATTATTATGATAGGACTTAAACAAACATTTCAAGCGGCATTTACGGGTTATATTATTGCTACGTTATTAGGTATTACAGTAGCAACTATAATGAGTCTTAATAAAATACTAGAACGTAGTTTATACCCGTATGCAATACTATTACAAACTGTTCCTGTAGTAGCAGTAGCACCACTAATTGTATTGTGGTTTGGCTTTGAAATAAAAAGCATAATCATTATTAGTATTATAATTGCATTGTTTCCTATTATAAACAATACATTATTAGGACTTAAAAGTACAAGCAAAACATTAGTAGAACTTTTTGACTATCATAAATCAAATAAGTTTACAAGTTTTTTAAAATTGCGTTTTCCTGCCGCAATACCAAATATAATAGCAGGAATGAAAATATCAGCAGGACTAAGTGTTATTGGTGCTATTGTTGGAGAGTTTATTATTGGTTCAGGCAGTGAAGCTGGTGGACTAGGAGTGCAAATTATATATGCACAAGCAAATTTAGAAACTGCTTTAGTTATGGCGCTAATACTTACAGCCACGTGTTTAGGCTTTGCATTTTTTATTACAATTTCAACTTTAGGTTGGTATCTATTACACCAGTGGCATGAAAGTGAGCAATAATGACAACATTAAAACGTAGAAAATTAGGATTAACACATTACAACAATAAGACAGCAGGAGGGTATACTTTATATGCACCTCAAACAGGCGGAGGTCGTATACCACTTATTAATGAACTAGGAGACGTAGTACACGAATGGAATATGCCTGTAAGACCAGGTAGAGATGCAGTAATACTGCCCAATGATAATTTAGGTTATAATGGCAGTCATAGTAAAAGTGTTGACCTTTATCCGCCTTGGGATATTTGGCATGGTGGTCACTTTATGGAAGCAGATCGTAAAAGTAATATACTCTGGGAGTACGAAGATCCTTATGCACACCACGATGCACAATGGCTGAATGACGGATTGCTTTATGTAGCGGCGGCTGAATATCGATTTGATTATGACTGGGGTTGTGAAGTCAGCGACATTGTAAGAATAGTAGATCGTCAAGGTAATGTAACTTGGGAATGGTGTGCATGGGAACACTTACGGCCTGAGGATTGGCCATGTCATGACGGAATGCCCGATGTACATTGGCCTATGATTAATGGTGTTCACTTACATGATAATATCGTTTATATGAGTTTAAGAAATACTTCAGGTATTATTGGTGTACACATAGACAGTAAAGATATTGTTTGGCAAGTAAAATGGCCAGATGTAGCACAACAACATTGTCCAGTTGTTACTGATAAAGGAACATTAATTGCATTTTGTAATGGAAATATTAGACCACCAAGTGTACATCACAGTAGGATTGTAGAGTTTGACTTAGCAAGTAAAGAAATGGTTTGGAGTTATGTAGATGATATGCCTCCTAGTTTCTTTAGTCCTTATATGGGTAGTGTACAAAGACTATGGAATGGTAACACATTTATCTGTGAAAGTGCGTTTGGTAGATTGTTTGAAGTTACTCCAGAAGGCGAAACAGTATGGGAATACGTAATACCAGACTTTGCAGAATATCCAAAACCTTTAAACAAGTTTATTACAGGTGAACAAAATAGCTGTTTTAAAGCACACAGATATATGGAATTCAAATAACCACAACACCCCCCATTTTTTTGGTTAAATAGTTAACAATGAGCGTAAAATCTTTAGACGGTGTATTAACTAAAAAAGCAAATACACGTGAAACATTTACAGAAGAACAAATTGCAGACTTACAAGCCTGTACTGACCCCGAGTCGGGATATCTTTATTTCTGTAATCATTTTTTTAATATACAACACCCTGTTGAAGGGAAGATGCTGTTTGAACCTTTTGACTATCAACAAAGATTATTAGGAAGTTATCACAATCATAGGTTCAACATTAATATGTTACCAAGACAGAGTGGTAAAACAACAACTGCCGCAGGATACCTACTATGGTATGCAATGTTCCATCCTGATCAAACAATATTAATTGCCGCACACAAGTATACAGGAGCTCAAGAAATAATGCAACGTGTTAGATATGGTTATGAGCTTTGTCCGGACTATATTAGAGCAGGAGTTACAAACTATAATAAAGGGTCAATGGAATTTGAAAACGGCAGTAGAATAGTTAGTGCAACTACTACAGGTAACACTGGTAGAGGTATGTCTATTTCATTACTATACTGTGATGAGTTTGCATTTGTGCAACCTACTATTGCTGATGAATTTTGGACTTCAATATCTCCTACACTAGCAACAGGTGGTCGTGCAATTATTACAAGTACACCAAACTCAGACGAAGATACTTTTGCAGTTATTTGGAAAGAAAGTCAAAACAAGTTTGACGAACATGGAAATGAACAAGCAATAGGTGTAAATGGCTTTCATGGTTTTACAGCTAAATGGGACGAGCATCCAGATAGAGATGAAACATGGAAACAACAAGAACTTGGTAGAATTGGTGAAGAAAGATTTAGACGTGAGTATGGGTGCGAATTCTTAGTATATGATGAAACACTTATTAATAGTATAAAACTTTCTAGTATGGAAGGTATTTCTCCAGTAATGAATATGGGTCAAACACGCTGGTATGATAAAATAAAACCAACAGAAAATTATGCTGTTGCTTTAGATCCAAGTATGGGAACAGGTGGAGACTATGCCGCAATTCAAGTTTTTGAACTTCCATCATATAAACAAATTGCAGAATGGAGACATAATGAAACTCCTATTCCTGCACAAATTAGAATTCTTAAAGATATTACAACACACTTAAAAGAACAATGTGGAGGACAAACTTCAAATATATATTGGAGTGTAGAAAACAATGCTATAGGAGAAGCGGCACTTATAGTAATAAACGACTTTGGAGAAGAGAATATTCCAGGTCTATTTGTAAGCGAACCAATTAGAAAAGGGCATGTTAGAAAGTTTAGAAAAGGGTTTAATACTACACACGGTACTAAGATAACTGCTTGTAGTAGACTTAAAACAATGATTGAAAACGACCAATTAACGCTTCGTAGCAAGGCTCTTATAACAGAACTAAAAGGATTTGTTGCAACTGGTACTAGTTTTAAAGCAAAAGTAGGACAAACAGACGACTTAGTTAGTGCTACATTACTTGCATTACGTATGATGAGCGTTTTAAAAGACTGGGATCCTAGAATATATAATACATTTACACACGCAGAAGGCGATGAACCTATAGAACCACCAATGCCTATCTTCGTTACAGGTGGTTTAGGATAAATATTAGTATGAAAAACCTTGACTCAGTAGCAAACGAATTATTCAACAAAATTAGGGGGAGATATCCTTCAATTACTGTTGGCGACGGTGATGCAACAATAACAAATGCACCAAAGGACGCTAGATTCTTTGAATTTGATTTTGCAAAAGGAAAAAAGGTAAGTATTAATCTCGATGAAAGAGATTTAACAATAATGTACAGTCAAAAATTATTTGACGAGCAAGATGTAAGTAGTAAAAGAAACTGGTTTGATTTTTTAAAAGAATTAAGACAATTTGCTAAAAAAAGAATGTTAAACTTTGATACTAGAGATATTACAAAATCAAACTTAGACAAAAGAGACTATGAATACCTAAGCACGGAGAAACAAATGAGCGAGTCAAAACTATACGGAACAAGTAGAACTAGTTTTCAAGATATTGGTTCTGCTAAGATGGTTATAAAGCATACAGGCCAAATTAACCAAGAACAACCAGCAGGAAGAACAAGAGATATTGCTGGAATTTATATTGAAAGTGATGCTGGAGAAAGATTTAAGTATCCAATTAGACACATGAATGGTGCAAGAGCAATGGCAAGACATGTATCAGAAGGAGGAAATCCTTATGATGACTTTGGTAAACACATTGTTGGTCTTTCAGAAGAACTTGCAAAACTACGCAAATTTAAAACTTACATGAATCGCTCAAGTGTAATGGCAGAAGGTTTAGCGAAGTATATTGATGTTGTAAATGAAAGAATTGAGTCTGTTAAGAAAACGGCACATGCGTTACAGTCAAAATCACATTATGCTGAAGCAATTAAGAACTTTGAAAATACCGTGCTTGAAGAAGTTCCAGAAGATGTTTCAAATAGTTGGATTGACGAATTAACTATTAGACAGTTTAACGAAGAACTTAAAGATGTATTTCCATACATTTATAGATTAGTTAGTGAAGCAAATAAACCTAAAGAGCTTGGCCCAGAAGAATTAATGAGCGAAGACAAATACGGTGATGACCCATGTGAATACTGTGATGGAAAAGGTTATCATGCTGACGAAGAAAAGAAACGTGAGTGTGAAATGTGTGACGGAACAGGAAAAGAAGAAGACATGGACGGCAGTGACGGACAACCTAGTTCATATGACGAGTACCAAGATTTACCTTGGGGCGGCGATGACTGGGATCATGGACAATTTGATATGGAAAGTCAAATCGAAGATACATTTAATAAAATTGTTGATGGTGCAAAATGGAATGAAAATCCAGTAAGTGAAAAAGACAAAGCATTTGATGAATACAAAGTAGAATCTGCTTTAGCTACTGTGCTTGAACTTGATGAATTTGAGTTTGGCGGGAAAATGCATAAGCCTACTTTAGAAAGAAATGTAGCAGAACAAGTACTTTCAGAAAACTGGCTAAAATTTCTTGGCACAGGCTTTTCGAAAATAGCACCAAAAATTACCGGAGGCGGAAAATCAGCACTTAGTGACATTGCAACTAAAGTTGCACCAAAAGTTGGCATTGGAACTGCTAAAGTAATAGCAAAGAACCCAGGAAAAGTTGCGGCGGCTGGCGGCGGTGCTTGGCTTTATAATAAAATTCCAAGTGTAGATGAATTAAAAAATCTTCTACCAAACTTACCCGATATAGACTTAAAAGCTCTTGCAGGAATGGCAAAGCAATATGCATTACCGTTAGTAGCTATAGGCGCGGCATTGTATGGTGGAAAGAAAATGATAGATTGGGCATTTAGTGGCGGAGATGAAAAAGAAGCAGACGACAAACCAACTACAATCGATGTGAGTCCAAAAGGCGCACACGACGAGATGAAACAAAAGAACGAAATTCCATTGGATGAGTTTGTAAAGAGTATGTATGATTATACTCAGAACGCTTTTCCAAAGGGTGAAACAGCAGTCCTTACACAAGTACAGAAGCAGTACGGTGATGACTCTGTTAAAGAAGCTCAAGCAATGATTCAAGAATTATTGTCTGGGCAAAATAGGGAAATGGCTAGAATTCAGCACCTTGCTGGAGTTAGATAGCCAAAAACCACAATATTGTCAAGAAAACACTTGACAACATAAGTATTATTGTGTATACTATTATTAGTGTGCATGATTAGGCACAAGCTATAAGGCAAAAACTATAAGGAGGCATATTATGGCAACATTAGCAGAAATCAGAGCAAAACTGAAAGAACAAGAATCACGCTCAGGTGGTTCACAAAGCTCCGGCGGGGACAACGCAATTTTTCCATTCTGGAACATGCAAGAAGGTCAAACTACTACAGTTAGATTCCTTCCAGATGGAGACGAATCCAATACATTTTTCTGGAAAGAACGTTTGATGATCAAACTGCCTTTCGCAGGTGTAAAGGGTGAGACTGACTCTCGTCCAGTACAAGTACAAGTTCCTTGTA